TATCCGCTTCATCACACCAATGACCTTCATTGATGGCGTGCGCATCATGCCAAACAACAAGAACCCGCGAATGGTCAATCATCGTCATCTTCATCAGCACCTTCGCAAGTTGTGACCCACCGATGCAATTTGCATTCGCACAACATCACCAACCTTCACGCTTTCTGTCCTGACAAAAGATTGGTGCTTGCACCGTTATGTTTCTCTCAGGTGTAACGATTGCAAGTGCTTGCTGTGGTACTTCAAAACCAAAACCCATCAGCATCGCGTATTCGTCAAAACCTTTCGTTGAACCATTGATGATGAGATGCGGCGTACTTAGATAGGTGTGCCAATGCCCCATCCAAAGCGTTCGGAAATTTTGACCCGTCTGCAAATACTTGTGTTCTTTCTTTGCGCGCATCCGCATGATTGGCGGATAAATTCCGCCGATGCCCGAACCACCATGTACTTGGTCGCCGTGCGTAATCAAATGACCATGTTCATAAATTTTCAAAAACGCATCCGCCGAAGTCGGAATATTGAACGACACACGATTATCGGAAGCAAAATATCTTTCAACCATCTTTGACAACAACCAATCAAAGTTCGTAACTACCCGTTGCTTCATGCGCGGCTTACGGGTGGTACGCCCATGATTACCAACAACACTGACCACCTGAACCTTCTTGAATTCATCAGCCAAGAAACCAACCGCGCCCGCAACCTGTTCCGACCAATACAAACAACTTTCCAACATCGTTGCTTCGTTCGTATCTTTCAATTCTTCGTGAATATCACCAGAAAAAATATCACCACCCAAAATCAAAACAATCCCGTCATACTTCACGCCAGCCAAATAATGCCGCGCCATCTTCACAACACCCTTCGCCCACCGTTCAAGCCGCATCTTTGCAATCGTGCGGTTATACGCATTCAACCCTTCCATCTCATCAGGGTTCACCACCTCATCAAAATGCGTATCCGAAAGCATCGCCACAAGCATCGCCGCAGATGAACGCGGTTTCGCAGGCGACAACCAATGCGGCGGCTCAATCTCACTAGCATTCGCAGTTTCAATAACCCGAATAATCTTGTTCGCTTCATCAACCGCTTGGGTCAAACGCTCATTCTCACGGCGCGCCAAATCCCGTTCCCGACGCAACTTGACAATAGAAACTTCTTCCTGCGTTTCCGCCTGCACTTCATCAGCGAACTTCATAACTAACCCCCCCGCGCCGATACAGCGAAATCAAAGAACTAGAAACAACAAACCCGCGACGCTTCAAAACTGTCGCCAACGCCTGCGACGAAATACTTGCATCATGCAAAGCATCAATGAAATCTTTGCGGTCATCATCGGATAACGCATCCGCTATTTCTTGCAACAGCCGCTTATTCGCCTTGCCTTTGTTTTCAATCTCAATCTGGATTTCGTTGTTTAGCAACCCCACCAAAAGCCCCTTCGCTGTGTTCCTGAATGTGCTTATCTAACCTGTCCGTGACCCCATCCACCTTACTATCCACCCGAAACACTGAATTCAAAATGCTTGACAATTGCCCCTGCACAACCGCATGGTCAGCCTTGTTTTCGTTACGCAAACCAATCAATTGAATAACAGCAACAACAATTCCACCGATGGCTGTAATCACACCAACAAGAACTGCCGCTACACCTGCATCCATCATTCACCGTCATCTTCACCCAAGAATACACGACGAAATTTTCGTTTCACTTTCGCCGCATCATCGGCAACACGCGGCGCAATCTCAATATGCAACCAATCCGAAGAAGGATTGCCACCACCCGTCACCGTTGGCTTCTCATAGGTCTGCCACAAATCCCTATCGCAACGATAAGTGCGCCCATACTTCCCAAACGCATAATCAATAATCAATTCAATACCCAACACCTGAGCATTCCTACTGAGAATGTCACACCAATCAGTTGCAACTTTCCGACCATTCGGTTTGCCGCGCCGACCATCACGCATATTCCGATACGAAATATCCATAGCGCGACCCGTCGCATGAACCGAAAGACTTTGCTTTCCCTTCATCTTCCTGACGATAAAAGTGCCATTATTCCAAAGCGCACCATCAGAAAGAAACACCAATTGCCGCACGAATTCTTCCGTGCCTTCGCGCTTCCCTTTTGCTATGCCATCGTTCGTACCCGTGTAGGGGCGTGGCTTATTCATCGCCTATTTGCTGACACGCCCAAAAGCGGCATCATTCGGGTTCAACCAACGCAACACAGGCGGAATGAGAGCCGCAACAAACGCCTTCGCCAAATCATTGAAAGTGAAATCCAGCGTTGAAGCCACCGCGACCACTGCGGCGATTGCAGAACGCAAATACGAAAGCATCATCTGTTTCTGTTGTGGTGTTATCTCAACAACTTTCATTCTGGTGTCTCGCTTTCTGTGACTTCGGGTGCTACGAACACATTGTTCACCGCATCATAAGTGTCACCGATACCAGCGTACTTGCAACGCCGTGCGCCAAGAAACGATGTGTCAATCCAGCGACCAGATAGACCAAGTGAGTTGCAATAAGCGGTAATCTCATCGTCGTCGTCATTGAGATACGGAATCACGATGACTTGTTCCACGATGTTGTCGTCGTTTAGCCGTGCGGCGTGTGCGTTGTAATAAGGCATGTCAGACCTTGAACCTTACATAGACAACGCCCGAACCGCCAGACGCACCTGAACCGCCGTCAGCCGCACCGCCACCGCCACCACCTGTGTTTGCCGTACCAGCAACGCCGTTGGTAGATGATGTCGTGCCACCGTTGCCGCCACCACCTGCACCACCTGTGCGAACAGTTGTATTTGATGAGCCGCTTCCGCCGCCACCAGAACGATAGGTTGTTCCGCCAGCCTGACCAAGAAACGCTGAGATGTCAGAACCCGATGCGCCGTTGTTGTCGTAGACATTGCCGCCGTTGCCAGCACCAAAAATGCCAACACCGCCAGAACTTGTGCCGCCACCAGCACCGCAGAACGCCAGCACATCGTTGCCAATGGAACTGTAAGCGTTGGTGTGCCGCCGAGTTCCAGAAGATGCGCCGCCTGATTCTGCGTCACCTGCGCTGATAGTTATCGTTTCGTTTCCTGTTAGATAGACCGTTCCTTGAATGATGCAGCCACCAGCACCACCGCCACGACCGTTGCCGCCACCTGTGCCGCCACCACCAACTGCGATGTAATCAAACAAACCAGCCTTCGTGACCGTCAAAGTACCTGTGGCTGTGAAAGTCAGAAGCGTGTACGCCTCACCACCAACCGTGATGCTCGACGAAGTGCCACCCGTCGCCGCACCATAAACCATGATTGGCAGAATGTCGGTTGTTTGTGACGACACATAGCCGAGATACGAACGGGTCATTCCACTACCTCACTAACAGGCGCAACGAACTGCGACCCATCCCAAATGTCACCGATACCCGCATACTTGCCTCGGTCTTGTCCCTCAATGGGATTGTTGTTGTACGAAGTCTGCACCCATTCGCCAGCCAGCCCGATGTTGGCGATGAACTGTTTGCCTGCCGCCTCAGTAGGCGCATCATCGTTAGACACGACGATGACCTGTTGCACGATGCCGTTCTCTATCTTTGCGAAGTGAGCCATGTCAGACCTTCACTCTCACGATAATGATGCCAGAGCCGCCAGCCGCACCTGCTGTTGCGCCACCACCGCCACCGCCACCCGTATTGGTTGAGCCTGCCGTTGCTGTTCCCGTAGAACCTGCACCGCCACCACCTGAGCCACCAGCACCACCAGAAGAAGTACCAGCACCGCCGCCACCGCCCGAACGAGTTGTCGCAGAGTTATCCAATGATGTAGATGTTCCTGCGCCGCCAGCACCACCGTTGTTCGTCGTGGCGTTTGCGCCAACTGCTGACGCACCACCACCGCCGCCACCAGCACCCGACGCACCCGCACCACCAGACGAGCCTTGACCCGTCACCCCAGCACCGCCACCTAATCTGCCACCGCCACCTGAGCCACCAGCACGACCAGCCAAATCAACGCCACTACCTTCTGCACCAGCACCACCACCAACTGCGTAGTAACTATTCACACGAGAGAATGAGCCGTCTGAGCCGAGAATCTGCCCACTAGCCACCCCAGCACCACCAGCACCAACAGTCACCGTAAGCGTTCCAACGGGCAAGTAAGCGTCTGTGATTAGAAGATGCCCACCACCACCGCCAGCACCACGAGCGGAACCGCCTCCACCTCCGCCGACAATAAGCAAGTCTGCAAACCCAGCCTCAGTAACCGTCAGGGTACTGCTCGCCGTGTAAGTGATGTACTTGTAGTTGATACCACTATCCGTGTAAGTACCCGTAGCCGTATCAGAGAAATCGGCAGGCGACGGCGCAAATGCAGTCTGCGTCGTTAGTGACGACACATACCCAAGTTGCCGACGCGCCGTAGCCATCAGTTACGCCGTAATCTGATTGACAAACCCGTGAATGGTAATCACATCGGCAGTCGCCGCAAACGCCCTGATAACAAGCGGTGTTGCGTTGCCTTTTATGAGAAGTCCAGGGGTTATCGTCACCAATCCCGCTTCGGGAAGAACCGTCAGTTCAATCAAATCATCGGGGCTGGTTGTGCCACCCCATTCAATCGTCAGTTTTACCGACGACGCAGAAGTGTTCACTGCATACAGCCAAACTTCGTCATAGGTTGTTGCAGTTGCCGACCCTGTGTGAATGGTTGTACCAGCCGAAGCGGTAGCGGCAACTTTGATTGCACGCCCATCGGTAGAACCGCTTAGTTTGATTTTTTCGTATGTTGCCATTTGCTACCAATCCTAACTAAACACTTGCACTTGTAGAACATCTGCACCGCCGCTAACCGCTGTCCACGCTGACCCATCCCAAATAGAAAATTCGTTGGTATCAAGAAGATAACTGCATTCACCCGCTTCTAGTGTCGGCTCGCCAACACCGCCATAAGCGGCTGTTCGTGCGCTGGCATCAGCAAATACTTTGACACCGCGCATCAGGTATTGGTTGGTGTCCGAAGCGGTCAGAACATCGCCACTTGCAAACAGTTTCGTTCCCGTGATTGCCACTTTTACCTACTTTCGCGAATGATTAGCGTGCCAATCATAGCAACTAACTGAGCGCATTATTACTGTCCATGACCCCATATACCGCATCTGACAAAATCAGCGGATAGATGATAAAGGCATCGGACATGGCGATATCCAGCCTGTGAATGTTCGGGGTGATGGTTCTATTCAACCGTTCAACGGTCTGATATTTGACCACCTGTGACGGTGAACCCGTCTGATAATTGCGTTCAACGGTGATGGTATCGCCAAGTTCCAACTGATTGCAGGTGGTTCGCGTAGATGACCCGAATGAAGAAACCAAAAGCGACATATCTTCAAATCGGTATGCGGGTTGGGCGTAAAGTGCCAATAGTTCGTTTGCCAAAGTTTGTGCCGCAGTATCATCCACAAGCAACAAACCATCCAATGACAAGGTGCTAATACCGTATTCGGTTTGGCTGGTGGCATCGTTCGCGACTTGCGGTGTGCCACCTTCGCGGGTCGCACTGATTTTGTTGTATAGAAATTCTTGCCCGTACATGACAGACAGGGTTTGATATTTGATATCTGTTCCTTCATCGTCGGAAAATGCGGCTACCGCAGTGGCGAATGCTTTGGTTACTCTGTCGGTGAAGGTTAGTTTTCCGTCGCGGGAAACAAAAAAGTAGCCCTGTTCGCTATCTGCAATGGATTGCGCATAAGAAAGTGCATTGGTGTTGGCATCAATCTGATATGCACCCAATGTTGCTGTTCCCGCATCAATATCCGTTGTGTTCGTGTACGCAATTTCAGGCAACTGCAACAAATAATTCAAACGCGCACCAGATAATTCTTCCGAAGGTGTCCTGTCTTGGGTGGTTGCAGTATTCGCAAGCAATACGAAATCATCAGCCGCATTTATCGTCACGGTTGAAAGGTCGGTTGCCTTGCCCGTTGCATATGACAAATCAATATCCGTAATACGCCCAACGAACAATGTTTCATCCCCAAGTTTGATAGTCACCTTCCTTCGTGGTGTCACACCAGATTGACCAAGCACAGCATCCCAATATGGGGAACTTTGGTTCGTGGGGTCAAACCTTCTATCGTTATTCAGCAAAGTAACTGAACAGGAACCCGCAGAAAAATTAGAAAGTTGGTCTTGCCTTCCGCGTGTAATGCGAATGCTTTGAACATATGGCGCAACATCATCGCCAACCAAAGTTCCATCTAAATAATCTTGGTCAAGCACGCCATCCGTTGCACTATTCAAAGTGAACACATTGACAGGAAAACCAAGTTCCATCAGAACTGTGAGCGTTTCACCCCAAGCGGTTTGCGTTGCCACAATTACACCGCGTACACACTTTGAACCGTAAGCGGAATAAGCCCATTGGCGCGTTCATACGATTTCAGAACATCAATAATCCCACGCGCAACATCATCAGCATCCGTACCCATGCCCGCATTCACCGTCACATTCACGGTTGTGTCGGGCATCGTTCGCTGGTCGCTATAAAAATCTGGTGGCAACATTCTTCCGCTATCTGGTGGCAACGGAACAGTTACCTGCGGAATTTTTGTTGCCGATGGCAACACTGTTTGTCCGAATGCTTCCAACTGTCGCTTTGCGCGCTCTAACAACAGTTTTCCGTATTCCCGTTCCAAATCATTTAGGTCGCGTTGTGCTTCCGCAACCTTCAAAATTGCGTCGCGTTCCCGTTCCTGCGCTTCAACAACCTTGTCAATCGCATCCTGTTGAGCCTTCTTCGCATCATTGACCTTCTTCAAAATCTGTTCATAGGCATCGCTACCTTCCTTAGCCCCATCAACAGTT